AAGTCGTTGAACCGTTTCGATGGAGGTCAATCGTGCAAGAATTAGAGACAGGGTTACCGCCATCTTTGTTAAGATGCTTTGTGAATCCCCACCATGCCGGCCGCCCCTGCCTTCACCCATCAACGCTGGCGATCCAAGCCCTTTGCCCTTGCCGAAAAATGGAGTAGGCAAATCCATGCCCGGTGCCAAGTCGGCGAATGAGCGGATAGACTTTTCTGATCGACCCATCAGTTTACCTGACAATGCTACCGCGAGTCTGGACCCGCCTGTCATTTTTTTCACGATGTTGAGAGGATCAAACTTGTGTTTGAATTGCCCCACCTTGAGTCCCACGGCCGCTTTACCCGCACCTAGTAATCCCCCACCACCCGCCAGATGCTCGGCCGCCACATCGGCCATTGAGGCACCCTGTTCCATTTGTGTCTTGCGGAGTTGCAACTGCATGGCTTTGAGGATGCTCTTACGATCTTTCGATTCGTCTTTCGTGTCCTTCGATTGTTCCTTGCTTTGCTTCTTAAATTCCTGTGTCTGCTTCTTCGTTTCAGAGGTTTGTTCCTTCGTCTCTTTCGCTTGCAGCTTGGTCGCCCCGGCGAGTTTATCCAGGTCATCGTGCATCTGCTTGAATTGATCTTGAATTTCTTGGAACTCTTCGGGTTGGTTAGCCATTATGGTCTAGTCCTTTGCGCGTTCAGTTGCTTAATACGTTCGTTCTCACGCTGTACTCGTTGTTCAACCAGGGTCAAGTAAATGAGTCGTTCCCACGGCATCAGGTTCTCAAGTTCCGAGATAGAAAATTTATGATCCTGAACCAAAGCGAATGTCGTAGTATAGTAATTCGCTAAATTATCATGACCCAGGATTAGACGAAAAAATTGTCTAGCCCCTTTACTACAATTTCTTCTTCATACAAACACTTTGGACACTTGAAGTGAATGGCCTTTTCAATCTTGGGCATCGTATCAAAAAAGGCATCGAGTTTTTCAACCTGCTGCTTGTTCATATCATCCACAAACGAAGATACTTCTTCAGGTGTCACATCCTTTGTCAACACCACATGATCGGTGTCGTTGATCGATTCGATGCAATCCACCAAGAAGGCAAAAGCTTCATCGGCCGGCAAATCTTTTTTCGCAATACCCCGAAAGGATTTGAATGTGGGATACCGAAGAGTGATTCCGATACTATCCGTCAGTTGGATGTATTTGGAATGTCCGGTACCAAAAGTCGGCTTAATCTCCAGAAGATTCACGGCATATTCGGATACCGTATCACAAGTGACTGGTTGATTGGTGTTCGCATCAATCACCTTTTGGTTGCACTTGTATTTGAGCGGAACTACTTCACCAATACTGCGGGCCCTGAGATTCAGAAACAAAAACTCCACATCGAACAATGGCAGTTTATCAATATCGATTCCCGAAATGGCACCCACACAATTCTCAAGGACGAGTTTGGCAGAATTCAGAATCGTTGGGGTTTCATCCGATTGCATGGCAATCATGAGCAGCTTTTCCTCTTTGACCAAGAACGGTCGGAAAGACACCTTTAACCCAGAGGGACACACCACATCATAGAGAGGCGTTGCAAGTTTAGGTAAAGCCATAATAATACTCCATTCTTAAGATTATTGACGCGCACTTCCTCTTGGCGGCACCGCAGGTGAATCGAGCTTGGATTGAGGTTTGGTTTGGGACGCATCGCCTGTGAGAAGCGTGTACCATTCGAACGCCATCGTTACGGTCACGCGATGCAACCCATCTTCGGCCCACGAGACAGGCATTTGATTGATGGCTGTCGGAAATGAATTGTACATGTTCCAGATTGCCACGGTTCTGAGACTGGAACGCGGGGACTTCTCATCCAGCACCATCACGTCATATTGTGTGAGTGAGGTATCAAATCTATAGGTATTTGGAAATGCTAGTTTGTTCGTGGAAGGGTTGAAGATGTTGCTCATCCATGTTTCAAAGAACCCACGAATCATAAAGTTCCCGGTCTCGATAAAATTCAGGGTGATTTCCTGATATAATGACTGGTATGGTGTCTTGTAGGTTGGACCATAGGTGCGAGAATCGTTGGACACTAATTGACGACCGGGTAACTCGGTAGCCTCACACCGCAACCCCAATAACCGATCCATGTCGGAAAATTGCTGTCCTTTGAAGGTCGGAACAAATAATCTAAAATGGGAGGTCTTGGCCACGCCATAGCGATTGAGGTATGATAAAAATTCTGTATAGACGCCAGCCATTAGTAGTGCTCCTTACTATCTTTCCAGACTTCTTCTTTGCGAACATGTGCTTGTCGTGCTTTGCGGAGCCGTGCTTCCTCGTCTAGCGCAACCTGTTGTGTCTTTGCCATCTGTGCTCTAAAATCTTGGACCGGCAAGACAGCGGCAATGTCCCATTCAATGGGCGGTACTTCGATAAATCTTGATTGTATGTGGTTTGCTAGGTATCGTTTGATGCAAGGAGTCGCCCGATATAGTTGGTGCATGGCAGCAAGAATCGGGTAACTCAGTTTTAACCGGGTTCTCTCATCGGTTATGGGGCCGTTGGCGAAGCGTTTGAGTTGGGACAAAAGAATTAAACGATCTTTAGGATACACATAATGCAAATTCAACCCTAGAAATCCATCATGGTATTGTTGTAGTACCACCGTCATTGGAAAACGATCCCAATAGGGAAGCGTTTCTTTGGTCTTCGGATTGTACATGAAGAAATAGAATCGTCCCATCATGACCCTGTTGCGCTGGGCTTCACGATCCTTAATAATTTCTAGACGATCCTTGGCTGTCGGATTCAGCTTGGCCATCTTCTGAAGCAGCCATGAGCGTCCAAATGCCGTGGATGGATCAACTTGCTTTTGATCGACTTGTTCTTTGATACGAGAAAGAATAGTGTTCATGAGTCTATTTATGTCACACGAAGGGGTGATGTTTCTCGGTGAGGACTTGGAATTCCCATCCTTGTTCCTTGGCAAACGCGGCCGCCGCTGACCATTTTGATTGATTCACCGCGAAAGTGGCGACCTCAGAAAGGAATCTGCGAGTTTTCTTGCCTTGCTTGGGCATAAGAGTTTGGGCATGAGGTTTCACTTCGATGATCCAGGTTTTGTCTTTACCGTCTTTGCCTCGTACCTGGATGATGAAATCGACAAAGTATCGGTGGATTTCACCGTCCAATGGGGAACGATAAGGTATGACTAGACCTTCTGAATTCCAGAGAACCACATTCTTATCCCGATCAAACTTTATCATCAGTTGCCGTTCCCAACCAGATCGATAGACGATCTCATTGACATTTCCGGCGTACTTGAGGGGATTTTCGGGTGTATACCTGCCCTGGTAGTATTTCTTCATGCGCTTCCCTAATGTCACATAAATAGAATGAACATTCACGGAGGCTATTTATGGCAGATGTTGGGGTTATCGATACACTTTCAAACGCAGGGGCCGCCACGGCCGATGCGGCATCACAACTTGGTGGTGCGGTAGCTTCCATCTATCAGCCTGAGCCCCCGGCGCAAGGCGAGCAAAAGAAACAGGCACAGAAGAAATACGATTACACCTACCTGCAATACCCTAGCGATTTGGCGTCAACCAATTCACGGCATCCCTATTGGATGACTCTGTATATCAATAAGCAAGAATTGTCTCACTTCACGAAAAATCCAAGTAGCCAGGGTATTTTCGATAAGAAGGGGGTAGCGATACGATCCACTGCTCAGATCAATGCTAGCCAGGGGACGAACCTTCAGAAAAATTTTGGAGGTAGTAATATAGGGTTTGGAAGGAAAACACAGAGGACCGCAGTGGCAATTCGACTCTTCATGCCTGACACCTTGAGTTGGAGCTATGCCAACGGGTACAAAGATGCGAGTATTTCCGGTATTCCACTCATGGGTCTTGCTTCCTCTCTTTCTTCGATACCTGCTCTCTTCGATTCTTCGACAGAAGCCGCGAAGAAGGGGGGAATGGCAGGAGTGTTGGCTAGTTTACAGTCTCCGGCCGCTCGTTCCGCTGCGGGTGCTGGGGCCGAACTCTTAGGAGAAGCTTCGGGACAAGGTGCGGAATTTGGGGTATCGGTCCTTGGTATTGCCATTAACCCTCAAGTCGATGTGATCTACATATCTCCGGAACTTCGCCAGTTTACCTTTGATTTTTTGTTTTCCCCACAGAATGCTAAGGATGCTCAGACGATTGCACAGATTATCAAAGAATTGAAATTCCATTCGGCTCCTGAAATGTTAAGTGGTGGAATTGGCATTGGTCGCTACTATGTGCCGCCATCTGAGTTTGATATCGAATTTTCTGTGACGACAATGGGAAGAATTTCAACGTGCGTACTACAAAACATCACACTCGATTATGCCCCATCTGGCACAGCATTCTATAACAACAATCAGCCCGTCAATACTCGCATGACACTTCAATTCAAGGAATTGGAATTCATGACCAAAGAACTAATCGAGAAGGGGTTCTAAATGCCAGCTTCTTATTTCTCTAATTTCCCCTATGTTGGTTATTCCCTCAATTCGGTGTCACAGCCGGGTGAGGTACAATGGGTCACGGATATTTTCAGACGGTCGGCCCCCATCACGAACCTTATGAAAAATACCCGAATGTTCTATCCTTATCAGGTGATCGAAGGGGAAACTCCTGAAGGCATAGCTGATAGAATCTACGGGTCGTCAAAATACCATTGGGTAGTGACCTTATTCAACAATATCACCGATCCTCTCTTAGATTGGCCAAAGGACTATAAAAATCTAGTACGCTTTATCACGAATAAGTATGGGTCCATTGCGGCCGCCTCAAGTGGTATTCATCATTACACTATGACAGAAACAAAAGTCGATTCCTTGGGTA